CAAGGACTACATGCGGCCCTCCAAAAACAAACACCATTACGGCGTAGCATACTCTGCCTTGATACGTCTGCTCATGGAGCGTAATATATGGCTGTTGACGATGCCGGGGGAGACCCTCCGTGACCGCCAAGCAACGGGTGAGTGCGTGGCTCACATTCTAATTTCTGGAGCCGTTACAAATGAGGTCCCCGTCTCAAGAACCCCTAACAGTACGCGAACGAGTGGCGTGCTTGGAGGGCAAGATGCGTAACGGTTGGCCGAAATGGTCCCGAATGCTGCTAATTGTTGGAGCCTCTATCGGCATCGCTGTGGGTTCTGCTTTTGCTCTCGTCCAGAACCACGAGCAGCGCCCCCACGCCAGCACCCCCACCCTCCGTGAGTACGAGAGCCTGCGCAACGACATCCGCATCATCAAGACCGATGTAGAACTTATTCGTCACTACTTGATTCTCGAAGGAACCCCAATACCATGAAATTGCTCCTTGCCATTTTGACAGTAATTGTGCTGAGTGGATGTGCTCGAACAACCATCCAGACACCTATCGGCATGTATACCTCGACCCGAGACTCAGAGCTTGACGAACTCCACATCGAAATAATTGAAACACCGGACGGCAAGACCACAATCGTAGACGTAAACGGCGCATCTGGGCGAGCCTCTTCCGTGATCGACTCTCAGACCGAGTTCTTTCGGACTATGATGGAAGCTGCATTCGCTGCTGGTAGAGCCGCAGGCGGATGAGAAAAATCTCAAAAAGACCGAACTCTCCCCCACTAACCGTGCGTACTATCTCATGGGCCCTTATGATGGTGTTCCTCATTGCAATGTTCTTCTTGACGATGAAATCCTGAGTCTTCCCGCAGCAGATGGGGGGATTCCAGCTCCAATCAGCGGCATACCCCAGGTCGCAACTGGAACGAGCCAACGAACGGGCTAAAGCTGGCCTCCCCCACTGCTCTTTTTTTGTTCCCCCAATGAACACCACAGCCCTTGCACTAGCTACGGTCGTCCCCACTATCCACTCATCCGATGAGTCGACGGTGCTGGGCGACCCCTTCAAATTCTTCCTCCGTCGCCGCTTGGGCCTCATCTGCCTCCTCGAATACTCCCAGGCCCTCAACCGCGGCCAATGGCTCCACCTCGTATACGAGAACTCCGACCCCAAAACCGGCGAATTCGATCCCGCAGACCTGCAAAGTGCGCTGGCTTGCCGGGAACTGGGCACCACAGTGGCTTTTCGTGAAAACGCTATTGGTACAGATACCATCGCTGACTTCCATGCTCGTGACATGGACGATATGCACATCGCCGCCGCATGGTGGAACGGCGCCCGCCAAATCTCCATGCCCAACCACGGCACCATAATCGACTACTTCTCCGGCCCCAACTGGGTCCTCCTCGATCGCGAAATCGACCTTGACGCAGTTGTCCCGTATCTTGAGGATTTCGACGTGCATGAGGCTCACCCTGCCACCATCCGCATCGACAGCCTCTACTACCACAAAAAACTCAATGCCATCTTCCCCGCCGATCTCAAGTCCTGCTCGGAGACCCCCTGGACCCGTGCCCAACGCTGCGAAATCGAGTTCCAACGTCAACTCTACCTCGACGTCACCGACCGTAACTTGGGAGCTATACGCTCACACCATAGCTTACCTATTGACGCCCACCTCGGCGGCATGATCCACGTCATCATCCAAAAGCCCCCCCTTACCTATGGTCAACTCGATCGCCGATACTCCTACGAATCCGAGGGCCAACGGAAGAAGCGAAATGGCATAGCGAGATTGTCGATTGATGAGGCCAATTGGATGGTTAATGCGTGGACCCCCGGCGACGACCACGGGCTAATAGATACGTTCACCTGCCCCGGCGAGCACGAAGCCGTCACACTCCTCCACGCACAAACCGGCAAGAAGCCCGAGAAGGTCTATGCTGGTGAGCCCGACCCCACCCTTTTCGCCCGTCGATGTCTGAATTGGTACAAATCTCAACCTCTCACCGACGAAACCGGTCAACCTACCTGCCCAGTGAACATCTCCACCACCCCTCCTCTCGATTCCCATTCCCGTGCCGAATACAACACCAAACTCGAACTCATAGCCCACTACTGCACCGTGGAACCCAACCCTCTCAACTTCCCCAAAAACCCCTCTGGAATGGGTGGTTACGGCCGCGCCCTTTCCCGGTGGGCCCCCTTCTACGTCACACCCCCCGCGCACTGGCCGGAAATCATCCAACGTGGCCACTTCATAGTTGACCACCGCGACCCGGAGCCTCCCAATGCCAACTGAAACAAAGATGCCGCTGGTAAAAGGTAGTTCGCCGTATCGAACAATCAACTTCAGCAACAATTTCGTACCCTATCCTGACGGCTGGCCCCCGTACCACAACGGCAGCAATGACCCTTGCGACTTACTTCAAGGCCCTTGTTGTTGCGGAGCTTGGCACCAGCTTGATGAGTGGGAAGTAGTCACCTAACCGGAGCCCCCCAATGCCAACTAAAAAAACCCCCTCAAAGAACATAGTGACAGCAGAAGCAATGGGCCGCCTTTGCATTAACCAAGGAAATCTCGGCTACATAGAGTTGTGTCTCAAAGAAGATGATACCATAGAAGTTATCTGTGATTGTGGTGACGAAATGCAGATCGCCGTCACAAAGGCAGATGCTAAAACTCTCGCTGATTGGTTTGCAGCCGCCGCCGATCTCATACTGGACTCACCCCCAACAAAGGCCAACCTATGAACAACACCGAAAAAATTCTTGAACACCTCGCTCAGTCCGGCAAGCCCGGCGCCGACAAACTCGACAAGCGAGCGGCTATGGATGCCAAAACCGTTCAACTCATAGCCCAACTCACCACTCGCATCGACGCCCTGAGAGTGCAATCCTCTGATTTGAGTTCGCAAGTCGAGGCCCTCCAAGAGTTATTGCGACGTCGGAACGCCGAAATTGGAATCTTGAACATAGCCTTCAATGGGGCTCCCAAACTCATACACTAGAAGACATAACTACCACACTTTCCCCAACCCCCCCATCCTTTTTTGGAGACCCCCAAATGTCCAACACTGAAGTAATAGATAAACTGCTAGCTGGCCTTCGGCAATTGTTGCTTCGAGCCGGTAATTGGAAGTGTAGTTACGACAGCCAACCGGTGGCGTTTGACTCTTCTATGAGTGCTTATATTGAGTATGTAACAAGCAACAATGTGACAATAACCTTTGACATCACTAATCTGCATCAGGAGCCTCCCCAATGCCCACCGTCGTCGAAAATCTGATCGCCCCCAAAACCAAACGAACCCGCCGCACTTCCGCTTGGTTGAGATTCGAGGAAGAAATCGTTACCCAAATCTACGGACCCCGAATCACTACGATTCTGGCGAACGACCATGTTTCCACTGTTGCCATGCTTGCCAGTATCTTTGCGGACGAGCACAATTGTGCCGTTTCTGTGAAAACTATGCAAAGATGGCTGAACATTTGTGATCTTGCCCCCGTACAACGTACAGAATGGGAAGGCCCTGCACCTACCACAACGGGCCCCGAAACTCTCTTCGAGGAGTAACGCAATGCACCAACTCGCAGTAGGAAAAACCCTCGCCTCCCAATACGGTAACTTCGGCCTCACCACTTCTGAAGTAGCAGAGCCCGAGTTCTGCCTGGCAATGGTGGTGGGTGAAGAGGGCGTTGGGAAAACCTCGTTGGTCCGCGATTGCGAAGGGGCCTTCGTCAACAACTTCGATCTCCACTCGATACCAAAGCCTCGCCCCGATGCACCTGACTCTATTGCGACTTTCTTCCCCATCCTCAAAGCGGACGGCCGTTACTATGGCCCCGACGCACGAGGACGAGAGACCCGCATCAATAAACTCACTTGGGAACCCTTCGCTAACCAGCACAAGCAACTCATTGTCGCCGCCGAGAAGGACCTCCCGCGCCCCAAGATGATCGTGTACGATACAGTAAAGCCCATGATGCGGTTGCGCATAGACCATCTCATCCAAAACAACCTTTTTGGGCCCTTTGATAGCTTTGACGACCTGACTTCGGACGGAAAGCAAACCTCCCGAGCATGGGGCTTCATTTATGATGACCTCGTAGCTGATTGGTTGGAGTTGCGAGCGGCGGGCTATGGTGTCTGGTTGTTTGCCCACATTGTCCAAGTCACCCGTAAGATGAAAGGGTCGTGGAAGGACACCTACCTAGAGACTCGCCACAACATCTCCGACGCCCTCTACGACAAATTCTCCGGTCTCATCGAATTCAAGGCCACCATCGAACTGGTAGCTGAGGCCAGCAAAGACGAATCGGGCCGAGGACGTTTCACAAAAAAGCGATATTTGGTGAACATGGCAGAGCACCTCGACGTAAAATCAAGGTCCCGTGTCACACTTCCCGATCGAATCGAATTACCCGCAGAGAACGCATGGTCTGCGTTCCGAGCGGCCTACATGGCGGCAGCTAGTACCGCGAACTAACCCCCTGGAGACTCCACAATGGCTACAGCAACCTCAGTTCTAGACCAGTACCGCAACTTCGGTAACCGTGCCAAAGAAGCACGCGCCGAGCAGTCCGGGTGGAAGCCCGACAAAGGCCGCTACACCTGCTCGCTTGACGACATCCTCGTCACCAACTCCGAGTTCTCTTGGAAGAACCCGTCACCTGGTGGCAAGGTAAAAGCAATGGGCATCCAATTCTGCTACACGATGGTTGATAGCCCAGATGCGCCGGGGCAGTCGTGGCGCGACTTCCGCGTCGATCATCCTGATGTTCCCGAGTCCGACCTTGCTTCTTTCTGGGGCCCCAAACCCCCGGATGAGCAGGCCAAATCCACCACTGCAGGCGAAGGCCAGTGGATCAAAATTCGGATGCAGGACGGCCAGTTCAAAGGTCAAATCGGCACCCTTGCCGGTCAGGACCCCAATACCCTAGACCTTCTCGCCGAACTCGCTCTCGTCCAAGCCGAAATCAGAGACCGTCGAGAGAACGGCAGTGACCCCCTTTTCGTCGAAGTAATGGTGTTGGATCAGGACGGATGGAAAGACGGCAAGAAGGACCCCTCCACTCGCCGTTTCGACCGAGCTAAAATCCTCCGCATCGTCACCCCCTGAGCTGTATAGCCCGCGCTCTGTGCCCGGGGCGTCGGTCGGAAATCGACCCTCGCCCTTTTTCCATGTACCGTGTTGAACAGGAATGCCTAAGTGTCACAACCAACTCGTAACCTCTTCATAATTTCCGACATCCACTGCGGCTGCCAACTCGGTCTCATCCATCCCGCCGGTATCCAATTAGATGAGGGGGGCGGCCGGTACGTTCCCTCTCCCATCCAAACCCAAACCTACAAATACTGGAAGGAAATGTGGGAGGAGTGGCTCCCCCTAATGACCCACGGAGAACCATATGATATCGTTTTCAACGGAGATGCAGTGGATGGCAGCCACCACAATGCCACCCACCAGATTACCCATAACCTTCACGACCAGGTCCGAATGGCACGCGATCTCCTTTCACCCCGCATACTTGAGTGCCGAAACATGGGCGGCAACTACTATCACATTCGTGGCACTGAAGCTCACGTTGGCAGTAGTGGTGTTGAAGAGGAACGTTTGGCAGAGTTAATAGAAGCGACTCCCAACGAACAAGGACAGTTCGCCCGCTTCGAGCTGTGGAAGCGCGTCGGTAAAGGCCTCGTCCATTGCCTGCACCACATCGGCACCACCGGCTCCCAAGCATATGAAGCCACCGCGGTGAACAAAGAGCTCACAGAGTCCTTCACCGAAGCAGGGCGATGGGGCAATCGACCCCCCGATATCGTCGTCAGATCGCACCGCCACCGCGCCTTCGCCGTAATGATGCCCACCTCCAATGCGGGTGGTGAGGCTTGGTCCCTCGTGACCCCCGGCTGGCAGGCGAAGACCCCCTTCGTGTGGCGTATACCCGGCGGCCGTCTCTCGTCCCCCCAATTTGGCGGCATTCTCATCCGCCAACACGACGATGGCGCCCTCCGCCCCCACTTCTTCGTCCGCAGTTTCCCACGGAGCGACCCGGAATGATTACTAGTTTGCTACTAATCCCCACTAAAATTAGTAGGCTTTGACATGAAAGGCATAATCTGATGAACGACACACAACAGAAGATAGACGATGGCGGACCAGCATTTGCCAGGCTTGATGGACCTCCTGTATTTCACCGACATGGCATGTCCACCCGCATGTGGCTGGCGGGGGTGGCGACAGAAGAAGATGTTGTGGATTTTCGCTTTACGCACACCGATGGCTCTAAGACTGAAATGGAAACTCGTGTGGATGCACGTTTCCGTTACGCAGACGCAATGATCGCAGCTTCAAAATGAAAGGCATCCCCAACTACAAGAAGTATCCCGCCGTGGGGTTTCCCATGTGCGTCATCGTATGGACGGACTCCCACGAACCCGGAGGTCGAAACTCAGAAATCACCCCCCAAGACTTTCCCGGCATCGTTGATATGGTGTACGTCGGGATGGTCATAGACGAAACCGACACCGAGATCACTATGGCGGAAGGCTACACACCGGACGACAAAACCTTCGCCTATGTTATCTCCATCCCCAAAGTCGCAATCGTGTCCCGCCGTCGCATCTACTTTCGCAAACAATCCCTCGAACTGGAGACATCATCTGATGGTGACACATGAGGACTGGGTTGTGGAAATGCACAGGCTTGGATCAACTCGCAATAATGCCCAAGCAGAAAACAGTGCCGAAAACGGTTGGTTTTCTTGTTATGAATTAAGCAAAATGTGGCAAGTGGTAACAAAAAGTGCCCAGCGTAAAGTAAGAAACTTGATGGAAAAAGGAAAACTAGAAAGAGCGATGGGTTTTCGGCCTATAACTGACGGGCAAATGAAACCAACACCTGTGTACCGTTCAACAGAGCTTTCTGAAGGAACCTCCAAATGAGCCAATCCCCCCTAGAAAAAGCCGCTGAAATCGTTGGTGGTGCCCGCTGCGAAACCTACGGTCGCCCCATCGACAACCACTCCTGCACCGCAGCCCTGTGGTCGGCGTGGATGTCACGCAAACTCCGAACTCCCATCACCTTCACCGCCACCGACGTATGCTGGTTCAACATTCTCCAGAAGTGCTCCCGAGAGGCCAACAAACACGACGACGACAACCCGGTGGACGTATGTGGTTACGCCCAGAACGATTGGTTGTGCCGACAAGCCAACATTGAGGACGCAATCAATCCTTGTTGTGACCCGGACACACTGGACGCCTACTTAGAGCAAAACCCCCCACCTGCTGCGGGAAGCCCAATGCCAGAGCCCCAGCAGATTGAAGTGCCTAAAGAGTTGTTGGTGTACCCAGATGGGACATATCTTGAGCGCTGGCAAAAGTTGCCCAACCGCGTCATATATGTTCACGGCCCCTTCACCAACGGCGGCAAACTGGATGCCCGCGCCCGCCATCAGAACACCGACCGTGCTATTCGCGCTGGTATAGAACTAACAAAGAAAGGGTGGTTGCCGCACATACCTCACGCCGCTACCGGCTGCTTGGACTACACGACCGACCTTTCTTATGAGGACTACATGGAACTCGACAACACCATGCTGGCGGCGAGCTCGTCTGGTTTCCGTGTCGAAGGCCCTTCATCGGGCGGAGACAGAGAAAACCAAGCACTCCGGGATGCCGGTAAACCTGTGTGGTATAATCTTGATGACGTTCCTGATATTCGAGGGCAGCTTCGAGATGCTAAAATCACAAACGATGAGCGATGATGGACTCCCCCAAACAGTTTGGTATCAAGATTGCCAAATAACTACCTGGCAGTGCCGAGACAGAACGTGGATGGCGAGGATCGACCGCTATAATGAGTCTGGTGAGCAAGATTTGGAGGTAGAGTGGGAAATCCACCGTACGTCCGGCGCCACCTACGATCGTCTTCTCGCCTACGAAGCTGCCAAAAGATGGCTGGACCACAACTCTGACGCTAAAGGAGAATACATAGGACTATGAATGAAGTACCTGCAATTGTAGTTGCGGCTGGTGCCATCTTGGAACACTTCCGCTACGTTCAATACCCCAGCGAGCGTGAATACGCCGAAGCCGTCGCGTTGAGCACCAAAGAAGCGAAAGTGCGGGATGCGGCACTGGAGGTGATGCGGCTGTATTTCACGGAGGAGAAGTCCTACAATGAGCATTGCGACGAGATTGAGGAGACTGAGCTTCCAGGGGGCTGGGAGGTTGTGGACCCGATAGACTTTACAAAGGAAAAAGAGAGAGATGAGCGACCTACAGATCAGCCACGGATGGACGATTGACCGAACTAGCGGTGGTGGAGTCCCCACAAACGTAACTTCTGGTGAGACGGCTCCCATCGCTATGGTCAAGGCTAAGCCCTCGAACCTCATTGATTTGGCAGGGTATCGCCGAGCTCGATTTCGCTTCTTTGGTAAAAACGCCGAGAACGAGCAAGGCACCATTCACTTCTACCTGGTGGACAGTGATGCAGACCCAGCCTCCGGTCGCACCAGTAAACAATTCTACACGGTTGTGCTGCTTTGCAGTGTTGTCATCACATTTGGTGGGGCAACTGAGTTATCTGGTCTGGCTGGTGAGAAACTTGACGACACCAATTTCTTTGCTGACACAATAACCGTGACAGATGGTATAAATGCAGCACTAGATTTGAGCCGGATGACGAGCGACACTACTTCGTATTCTCCAACAGGTGATGCGATTGCGGAATTGATTGTGGCCGACTTTGGTGGTGCTCACTGGTTGCTCATCAACTACACGACCTTTACGTCTGCGGCGGAGATGAACACCCTCTACAACTTGATCGAGTAGGCAATGGCAGACTTTGGTGTCACAGTAACGGCTCTCAACAACGCAGCGACCCAAGTTATTTATGGCTTGGACTATGCAGGAGTATCGGGTGCAAATACTACTCGCGTCGATGTTATTGTCGATGATGGTATTCGCAACTTCTTTACACCTGTGATCCGGGGTCCCGGTGGCCGCCCCCAAATCTACATCTGGTCCTTTCTCTACAGCAACACCACCCTCGGGGTTTTCGCCGGTCCCGCCAGCACCTTCGGCGCGTCCGGCAGTGTGTCCAGCACCACCGTCACCATCACGACCGCCGCTTTCACACCCGATGACGCTGCGACCGGCCGCGAACTCATCGGCCAAACAATAACCCTCGGAGACACTAGTGCAGGGACCACCGAAGACCTAGAAATTGCTTCCGTCACCAGCTCCACCGTTCTCGTAACCACTGCAGCTGCCACCGGCACCTACTCCGCCAGCAATGACACTTTCTCCATCGCGCTCGACGGCGACTATGACCTTCCCGCTGACTTCGGGGGTCTCGTTGGCCGTCTCACCTTCGATTCCACTACCGGCTTCCCGCCCATCTCTGTCACAAGCGAGTCCAGAATCCGCGAGTGGCGTCAAGACAGTCGCCGCACCCAAACCTTCCGCCCCGCCTATGCCGCTGTGCGACCTCGCACCACCACTATGGACACTACCGGCCAGCGCTTCGAGCTAATGCTGTGGCCCACTCCTGGTGCCACCTACACTCTTCACTACAGTTACGTCAAGATCATTACCGACAGCACCGGCACCGGAGGCAACTTCCTCCCCGGCGGTCCATTCCACTCCCAAACTCTCCTTTCATCTGTTCGCGCGGCTGCTGAGGACACCCTTACACATACTCATCCCACCCAACGCCCTTGGCGCCAAAGGTTCCTAGAGCAACTCGACGCCAGCATCGCTTTCGACCAGGCATCTATGTCGCCTGAGACCTTGGGCATCTCTTACGATGCAGGCGTAGACTCTCATCACGATCAGCACTACCTTACCCACTACGGGTCTCCTACCAAGTTCGGTGGCGTCCTGTATCCTTGAGTATAATCTCTCATGGCCATTCTCACTGACGCTTTAAAGTCCGATTCCTTCACAGGCCAACGAGTCGTTGGTAAAGTCGGTTCCGACAGTGATGATGACTTCATCATTAAGGCCCTCCAAATCGGCATCCGAATGCGCAACCCCAACCGCGAAACGACAGGCGACAATGATGATGACCCTCGCTTCGAGGACGTGAACCGAATGTACTTGGATTTCGTCATCGACGGTCTGATGTTGTCAGGAGCTACTTTCATCATCAGCAACCTTATAGCCGCTACCGGCACCAACCCCTCCTCAACCGCGCTCTACTTTGCGTTCGGTGCTTCCCAAGTCCTCAAAATCCCCAACCCCCTCATCGAAGACATCCAACTGGCGTGGTTCAACCAAGCGGGCATCACCCGTGTCAAAATGGTTGGCAAAACCACTCGTCGTGGCAGCACCTCAGGTCTCCCCACTTGGGGAACTACCACTAGCTTCTAAGGACCCCAATGAATGGCGCACAACAACGACGACAAGCTCTTTGAGGAACTTGAAAGAGCATTCGACAAAATCCAATCTGGTGAACTGGAGGTGCCTGCTTTCGGCACCGAGGATGTCGCACCCGTGGGGCTTCCCGCAGCAGATGGTGCGACTTCGGATTTCCCCACACCCAGCACCACTGAAGAACGTGACAACACCAACACTCAAATCCTCGACCAACTGAAACTCATTCGCCTCAACCTAGAAGCATTGCCCGACAACCTTCGAGACATTTTCAACCTATAGCATGACTACGGCCGTCCTCATAACACCCCAGGTCCGCGTCGATATAATTGGCACCACCTTCACCCGTGGTATCTTCAGCAACCGTCACGACACCGCGACCCGCCAAGCCTTTCTCAAGAACGAGGGCCTTGTCACCCTCTTCGACAACACCAACGCCGACTACCAACGAGCCATAAACGCCTACGTTGCGTCTGAGGGTCTGTACTATCCCGCCGTATTTGATATAGTCGATACAAAATTGGAGATTGGCCCCCAACTCCTACCACTATTGAAATGCCGTGCCCAGCGCTACGCCCCCGACAAAATGTTGGTGACGGCCCTCTACCAGCGCACTCCCGGCACCGACCAACCTAACGATCCCTTTGCGACGGCCACCTTCCGAGGAACCGACGAACAGATAATTGTGTATCGCAGCACCGTCCGCACCGATAGTGCAGGAGACGTAGTTGAAACTAATGTGTTTACGGATGGGCTTCCGGGGGGAGATTTCCTGCACGGGTACGGCAATCTGGATGAAACCAAATCGCCAACCGAGTTCTCCAAACCCTGGAAAGTGTCAGGGCTGCTGGTCTATGTAGCATTTCAATTCACCGGCCCCCCTCCTTTGGGGGAGCTGGAGTCGTTCCGAAACACCATCAACGACGAAGATGTGTTGTTCTTGGGAGAGACCTTTGGGCCCTTCACCGTATATTTTGAGGGCTACGACATAGATACCTCGGAAGACGGCACCAGTTCTGTGTTGCTAACCTTCAAACTGTTAGCACCGGGGTGGGTGGAGCAGCATGTGATACCAATAAAGACAGGAGACCCCCCAGTGTTCCTTATGTGGGCCACAACAGTTGTGCCCGAACACCCCTTATCTGACTTCACTCAGTTCCCCCTCTAATGCCAATACGCCCCCGCTCAATTCGTCCTTGGGCCGACCACGTCAGCGCCTTCTCGCGGGAATTTCGCAACCTCATTAACGCGGCTCTTGAGGAGCTGGCGTCTCTCATCAAACTCAGAGAACCCATCCGGCGGGTCATCAAGGAGGCCAAGGCCAGAGGCCCAAGCGGAGACAGCTCTACGGTGATCCGTGGCGTCATTACCGCCATCATTCCCGGCAACCCCAACGCAACCT